CGAGGGCCTCCACAAGCTCGCTGGCCTGCTCGTGTGTGGTGTCAGCAGGCAAGCAAACGACGTCCCCGTCGCGCAGTTCCAGGCGGCGGGCCTGCTCTATCAGGTTCATGCCGCCTCCTTGCCGCAGCCGCAGCCAGCGTGCAGCTCGTAGGCGCGTTCGAGTTTCACGTCATAGAGATTCCGGGCGTAGGCCGGGCCGTTGTAGGCCTTGGCGAAGGCTGCCCACTTCTTGCCCTTGAGGGCCTTGAGCAGGGCCGGGTCGGCCTCGATGAAACGGACGAACGCCTCGAACTGCTGGTTTTCATCCTGGCTCATGAGACGGACGAACTCGTCGACGCTGGCGTAGCCCAGGCGCTCGGCATGGTAGCCCATGATCTGGAAAGCGCCCCAACTGGCCGACTCATTGGCACAGAGCGCGTCGATCATGCGGGCCTGGGCCAGGCGTTGGTGCTCCCCGGGGCCGCCGATGTAGCCGCCGGGCTTGGTGTTCACCAGGGCGGGATACAGGGCGGCGAGCTCGTCGGCGTGGCGGCGCAGAGCGGCCTGGTCGTCACCTTCGGCGCGCGGCAAGCCCAGGCGTCGGTGCATAACGTGGCGCTCGAAGAGGATCTTCGGCTTGCCGGTGTCCAGGAAGCCGGAGCCAGCACTCTCCACCTCGTTGACTGCGTAGATGGCTGCCAGCTCGACGCCCAGGCGCTTAGCCGCTGCTGCGAGTGTGGCATTGCGCAGTAGCTTGCTGCAGTCGGTGCCGCTTAGGGCGGCGAGGGTCTTCTCGCCGGCTTTGCCATCGACCACCAGGCCAATCTTGGCTTGATACGCGCGGACGGCCTTTTCGGTTTCGTCGCCGTAGTCGCCGTCGGTGACCAGCTTGGAGCCGTGCGCGTTGAGTTGTTGCTGCAGGCGGCGGACTGCGATGCCTTTGTCGCCGTGTTTGAGGGCTTCGGTCATAGCTGGTCTGCCTTGCGGGTAGCGATGCGTTTGAGGCTGGAGCGGACGTAGTCGGCGCCGAGCAGGCCGACTACACCACCGAAAAAGGGGGCGAACTGCTCAGGGATGCCGAACAGTGCCAGGCCGTTGGTCACTGCCAGGGTGATGAGGCCGCAGATGAAGCCTTCGCCAAGGGCACGACGTAGGCTGCCGCCGGAATAGATGAAGCGGGCCGAGGCGAGCAACGCCGAGAGCACGGCGGCGTATATGAGTGGGTGGTGCTGCTCCATCCAGGCGAGCAGCATGGCCCAGGTTTCGGGGCGATCAGGCATCTGTGACATTCCTTGCGTCCTGTGGAAGAGAGCGGGCGAGCTGCACGAATGGCAGGCGGCTAAAGAGATTGCCTTCGCCTTTGTAGGCGGTGAGGTAGATCAGTCCCATAGGTTCACCACTTGGCGCTGTTCGGGTTGAGGGGCGGCGTCCGGCAGGATGACGGTGGTGCCATGGGGGATGATTGGGCCCAGGTCGGCGAGGCCTGGATTGGCGTCGAGGACGGCCTCGGTGACGCCCGCAGTGCGGCCGTAGTAGTGCCAGCAGAGGCTGTCGACGGTGTCGCCCTGCGCGGCGATGACGGTTGCCACTACAGCAGCTCCACGGTGGCGTGGCTGATCCCGAGGATGGTGCGCAGGGCCTTGCGGGCGTCGCGGCGCAGTTGGTCGGGGCTGCTCTCTTCCTCAGTGACCTTCTGCTCGCCGCTGTTGGTTGCGTCGAAGCTGTTGTAGCGCTCGATCAGCTCGGCCAGGGCGCCGCAGTAGATGACGCGGCAGTAGAGGTGCAGCAGCTGGCTTTTGCCCTTGATCTGCTCGGCCGGCACTTCGGCCAGGGTGGCGTGGCCTTCGGCCTGCCGCGCGGCGCGGTCGGTGGCGAGCTCGCGGTTGGCCTCGATCATGGCATTGACGGTGGCCACTTCGAGACGGTCGTCGGTGACGCTGGAGTCGATACGCATGGCGGCGCGCAGTTGCTGGCCATCGATCTCCGGCCAGAAGTCCGCGTTGCTGATCGGGTAGGCGGCGCTGGTGTCGCCGCCCGCAATGAATCCGCTCATGGTTGGGCCTTGAATTAGTGGGCGGTGGTCGGGGCTTCACAGCTCGGGAAGGAGTAACCCTGCTGATCCGCCCCGAGCCGCCCGGGTGCGGGGGACCGCTCGGTTAGCTGGCGGGGCCAGCGTGTTTCTTGAGGAGGCGCTCAGCGCGCTCCAGGTCTTTCTTGCCGCCGCAGCTGTTGTGCTGCTGGATGGCGCTTTTCAGTAGGTCAATGCCGGCCTGAATTTGGCCAGGTTGGCCTGGGTTGCTCTCGTCCAGGCCGACCAAGGTGGAACGGCCCAGGGCGAGGGTGAGCTTGGCGCGAGCTTCGTCCGGCATGTCCTGTTCCGTGGTGAGCGCAGCAGTGCGGGTCAGGATGTCGTGCGCGAATACGCTGCCGGCCTTCTGGGCCGTCAGTGCGGCTTCTGCTACTTCCTCGGCCACCAGGCAGCCGGTGGTGCGGTTGAAGCGGTTCGGCGTCTGCAGGTTGTGGCGGATGACGTACTCGGCGATGTCCAGGCCACCGGCGTAGTCGCCCGCGTCGAAGCGCCAGACCATGATGGTGACCAGCACATCGTCCTGGGCACCCTGGCCGGCGGCGAGGACGCCGTCGACGTAGGGCACGTATTCCGGGAGCAGCTCGCCCTTGACCTTCGCCTTGTTCTGTTGCGACTGGACCTGCTTGAGGCGCAATTGATCCTGCTGAAGCTTGGCGAGCATGAGCTCATAGCTGGTGAGGCCATCCATAAGCGCGGCGGGTGCGGTGCGCGCCGCCTCCTGGGCGGCACGCTTACGCAGTTGGGTGCTTTGAGCAAGGGTCAGGGCCATGGCTTATGCCTCAGTCGGGGCTGGGTAGGTCATGGCCTCGACGTTCTCCACCAGGGCAACCGCCTCGAAGTCCTCGATGACGTAGGCGTCATTGCTGGACTGGTAGTCAGCAATGCGGTCGTACTCCGGTTCGTCTTTCAGGTGGCGTCGGCGGGCGTCTTCCTGCCAGTAGATGGAGAGGTTCTTGAGGAAGGTGACCAGCACGGTTCCTTCCGGGAAAAACGGGGCATCGACCACTGGCAGGCCGCCGAGACGGGCGCGGCTGACGATTTCCTGTGCGGCGTTCTCTTCCTGGTTGGAGGCTGCGCCTTTTTCCACGGCCTTGAGCAGCTTCTCGTGCATCAGGTCGCGGCTGACCAGTACCACCAGGTCGGGACGGCTACGGTGCCACGGGGCGAGCATCTGGATGGCGTCGAACACCAGGCCGTCGAGGGTCTGGTAGTCGCCACTGATTCCGGTGTCGACGCCGGCCACCTTGATCACTTTGGTGCCGCCTACGGTAACTTTGCCAGCGACGGCGCCCTCATCCATAACGTGATCCTCGGCGCCCTCCCGGATCTTCTGCAGCCAGCCTTTGTTGACGTCCTGCAGCAGGGGGTTGTTAGCGCGGTCGGTAGCCAATGCCGCACTTGTACCGTTGAAGCCGATCATGATGCGGTCGAGGGACTGGCGCTCGATGATGGCGTTGGTCAGGCGTACCTGAAAGTCAGGGAACTTGGCCCAGGCGTCGAGTAGCGCGTAGGGGAACGCGGTGTCGAAGTTGGTTTGCTTGCAGGCGTACACGTCCTTGGTCAGTTTGGAGACGTCGGCCGGGTTGCGGCGGTTGCCCGCTGCGGTATTGGTGCGGCTGGCGATGGGACCATTGACCCCGGCGAGCAGGGCTTCGCCTGTTTGCTCGTTGACGCCGATCAGGTTGATGGCCTTGAGGAAGGCGCTGGATTCCTGCATGGCAGTTTCCAGCGTCTGCTGAACGCTGGGGGCGACGTTGAATTTCTCGGTTGCACTGGCAACGCCGTTGAGCAGAGCGATCTGCGCGGCCAGGGCGGTGAAAGCGAGGCGGGTTACGTTACGCATTAGGTGTTCTCCGGGTGCGGGCTGGGTGGTGTCAGAACTTGGTCAGCACTTTGCCGTCGCCGCCCGTAGCTGGTGGGCGGTGCTGCTGGCTGTGGTCTTCGGTGTCACCCAGGCGCTTGAGCAGGTCAGCGAATTCGCCGGCCAGTTTTTCGTGGGCGGTTTGCAGAGTGTTGAGTTTGGTCTGCTCGGTGGTGAAGGCTGTGCCCTGGTCCTTGGCGTGGTTGGCGAGCGCCTCAACGGCTTCCGTCAGTTCGGAGAATTGGGCGTCATCCTTGACCGTTTTTTCCTTGCTCTTGCCGAGGGCTTCCATGACCCGGTTGAACAGGCCAAGGGCCTTGTTCTCAGGGTCAGCGACTTCCTCGAATTTGATTTCAGTCTCCAGGGCCTCGGTGAACATCGAGGTCGCGGAGTAGTGGCGATCCTTGAATGGGCTGGCGTCTGGCTTCTGCGCAGAGAATGCAAGCACGTCGGTACCCAGGCTTGCTGGCGAATCGGTCACGGCCAAGCCGACGATGTAGGCCTCGCCGCTGTCGGCGAAGCTCT